GGCCGGAAGTGGGAGCCACCCCACCCCGGCCGTTCTCTTGCGCGGGACCATCAGCTTGTAACACGGCGCGGCGGTGATGTTGAGTGCCTGGCACGGCTTTCTCCGCTCGGCGCGCAGCAAGACGAGCCGTCCGCACGGCAAACGCAATGGCTGCAATCATGGTGTGTCCCCGGTCGACCCGGGGGATGGCGCGGGAAAAACCGCACGCCCTCTACCCTTTCCCCTGTTTCGGGGGAGACATCAGAGGGGCTCTATAAAAACGCGTGGCCATGGGACTGATGTTTAGCGGCGGATCTCGCGCCAGAACCGCGCCGCGATGTCCGCGGCGGAAACCGGGTCCAGCTTGAGCTTTAGGGCGATCTCTTCCGCCAGCTCCTTCGGCGGAATCGGCGATCTCGGCCGCCGAGTGTAAAATTTCGTGAAAATCATGGCCCCGTGTCCGCTCTCGGGAAGGCCGGCCCGACGGAGCGCGCGGACGATCGCGATGCGGTCGGCATTGGCCCCGAGATCGACCGAAAACGGCTCCCATTCGTCCCCGGTGTCGTCCAGGTCTCGGCCATCATCCCCGTACTCATCCATGTCGCCGGATGGGATCTCGCGAGTCACTCCGCACCCCCTTCCAGGCTCTTCAGCTCCCTCAACACCGCGGCGTATTCGCGGTTGATGTAAGGGTTGATGCGAACCACCCGATCGCCGTAGGGCGGCGTCGTGATGACGCGGTCCGGGCTTATTGGCACCCTCGATTCCGACCCGATGAACGCCATCAGCTTGGGACCCGGGCGGAATTGCTCAGTCCGGCCGAGACGGAGAGAAGCGAAACGAGAGTGGAGTTTGCGCTCCATCGCCCGACCGCCGATCTTCGTCCCTAACAGCATGAGCGAGGCCCCGTAGTGGTCCTCAAGCTCTCGGAGCCGATCTGTCAGCTTTTTCGTGTGGCCGATCTTGATGGAACCGGTCGGGGTCTGAGCGAAGTAGATCACTTCGATGCCCCCTCATCGTTGGTCATCCGCTCGAACAGCGCCAGGCGGACGTAGGATGCCATGGTCAGTCCCTTCCTCGTGGCCAGTCGCTCCAGGCGAGCATGATCCTTCGCGTTCAGGTCGAGCCTCACGGCCTTGCCGATACGCTTCCTCGTAGGCGCCGCTGTCTCGGGCATCTTCCTCTCTCCCGCCGTTTTCTTGGCCATCGCACGGGCTCCAGATCCATGGGTCCGAGGAACGTCCCCAAACTACACGATCTGCCGCCCCGCACGCCATTATTATCCACCAGTCCACTGTCCGCGACAACTCCATTGGTGCTTTCTCGGGAATCGTGTCGATACGGAGTGGACGGGTGGTAGACACACGGTTATAATCATGTTGTCAAGCCGGCGTTCGGCCTGGCAGGGACTTTACCGAGGAGAATGACGATGGACGCCCCGAAGACTCTTGCAGAGATGTCGATTCGTGAGCTTGAATCCTTGAAAGAGGATGCATACGTTGCGTTTCGCGAAGCGGAGCGGAACCTGGATGCGATGCCGATGGGCGATCCCCGATGGCCGGACATGTATGACAGCCGTCGGGGCCTCTGGTTGCACTACGCACGCATCGACGATGAGCTATGGGTCAGGGGCGCGTAGGCGAGTCCGAGGGGCAAGGATGCCCCCATCGCTACAGCAGCGAGAGGAGAGGGCAAGTGGGTGCCAGGCGAAGGGGGAGGGGTCGGGCCGCGGCGACGCTGGCCATGATCGAAGTCATCGTGGAGATCGCGGAGGAGATCCAGCCGTGCAGCGTCCGGGCGATCGCCTACCGATTGTTCGTCCAACACAAACTGATCCCGTCGATGGAGTTGAAGCACACCCAGAAAGTCAGCGATCTCTGCACGATCGCCCGTGAGGAGGGATCGCTCCCCTGGGAGTGGATCGTGGACCCCACGCGGGCGGAGGAGTGCGTCCCGACGTGGGCCGACCCTGTGGCCTACGCGCGGGCCGTCCAGAAGTCCTATCGTCACAATAAGTGGCAGCATCAGCCGGTGCACATCAGCGTATGGTCCGAGAAGGCGACCGTCGCGGGGACGATCCGGCCTATCCTCGAAAAGTATGAAGTGCCCTTTCAGGTACTCCACGGATGGTCGGGTGCTACTCCGGTGTGGGATGCAGCCCAGGCGAATATCGGCCGGGAGCAGAACACGCTGATCCTCTACATCGGCGACTACGACCCGTCGGGCATGTACATGTCCGAGGTGGACCTGGTCAAGCGGCTGGCGCGCTACAGTTCCCTCACACCGGAGGAGAAGGACATGGATCTGGAGTGGGCGAAGCGATACCTGCAAGACCTCAAGCTGGAGATCCGGCGGGTCGCCCTGACCAAGGCCGACACGATCGCACTGGGGCCGGCGACGCGGTTCGCGGCGTCCACCAAGAGCAAGGACTCCCGCTATGCTTGGTTCGTCAAGGACCATGGCCACTGGTGCTGGGAGTTAGACGCCCTGTCTCCCAATGACCTCCGCGACCGGCTCGAACAGACGATCCTCGCCGAACTGGACGCGGTTACCTGGGAGCGTTACACCCGGGTCGAACAGGCGGAGCTAGAGGTCATGATCGACAGCACCAAGGGGTGGGGGAGTATTTCTCTACCTGATGACAGATAATCCCGGACAAGTGTCCTGGGTTATTTTGCTACGGGATAACAAATACTCCACCCCCCCCTACCCCATCGACACCGGTGGGGTTTTTCGTTGCGCCGGGCGGCACCATCGGCGCGACCGGCGCAGTCCGGCTTACAGAGTGGCCGGAAGGATTGCCGGACTGGACTCGACCGCCGGCGCGGGCCGATCACTACTGGCGACAGAGTTGACCTGGACCTTCCAGGCCCTCAGGTTCTCGTCAATCAGTTGACCGACCAGTTCTCCCGGCGTCAGGCGCATGTAGATCGCGTGGACGCCAAGGCGTTTGTACTGTTCCGGCGTCAGTCTGATGTTGAGCCTCTGGGGCTTCTGTGTCCCGGCGTCGCCAACGCCCTTGGGTCGCTTCTGAGCCATCGTCGTTATCCCCTCGGTGGAAATGCCTCACCAGGCCCCGGCGCTGCCAACGCCGCGGGCCTGGTTCGTTCTATCGGCCGTCCACGGGGGGCGCGGTGACGCTCTGGCGCCGGGGCGCCCGGTGGCCATGGCGTCGATGCAGCCTGGGTAACGTCGCCCGGTCGCGCGGAGTCGTCCGGTGGGATCGGCGCGGCGCCGATCGGCCGACTCTCCCCGAGTCGATGATCGGACATCGCCGTCGCCGCGGGGGCCGCGGGGGGTCGGGCTCCCAATAGGGGACCCATGGCTTCCGGGGGAGTTGTTCTTCGTCGGGGTCGGGCGGATCGTGGATCAGCCTCAAGATTCGATTCCTCCGCTGGCGTGAAATCAGGCGGCTCGCCTCAGGTGGTAGGCATGACACTTCGGACAACGGACGATCGCGAACGGCAACGGCCCGATGACTTTGAACCCCGCCGGCCGGCCCGCCGGGACCGTATTCCCCACCAGCCGGTACGGCCTGACCGAGGGATGGCCCTCGGCACACAACCGGGCGATCTCGGCGAGATAGACCTGATCGGCCCGCGATTCGGTCAGGCATCGCTCGCCGCACCAGCCATCACCGACCACCGTCAGTTCGGGCGGATCATGGTGCAACATCTCGATCCCCTCCCAACCCGCATGATCAGCAAAGTAAAATCCCATTTGGATTAAAGCATACATAACTACTATTCCCGGACGTTCCACGCCGGAAAACTCAACCCCGTGGAACGGGGATGAAAAAGACCCCGCCTATCCGCCCCCTTTCTTGGGCGGATGGACGGGGCGCCGGCGATGTTTCCACTACGGGGCCGGCCGGCCACCCCGCTGTCGATACGCGCCCTGGTACCCGCCCAGGGGCTCGCACCAGTGGTTTACATGCGTCTCACAGCAGCAACCATCTCCCTCAGACGCGAGAGACGCGCCCGACCATCGGGGCGCGCCCGACCATCGGGAGAGGCGTTGAACTCGGAGGAACATCGATAGCAGAGCGCGATCATGCGCGGCCCGAACGTATGGACGCGCCCCGTCGGCGAACGGTTGCAGGACTGGCACTGCGGATGGTCCCGCCTGAATTGCTCCGCAGTCAGCAAAGATGGATGCTTGAACGTATCTCCAGGCAAGACACTTCGGAACATGTTGCTCTCCTAAAGTTTGGCGGGGATGATGCCACGGCGAACCAAATCGACGAACATCCAGGCGCATTCCCAGCAAGGGGACCCCGCGATCATCCCCGGGGGTGGCTCGAATTCCTTGCCGCATTCGGGGCAGGTTGCGGTGCGGGGAGTCTCCGCCGCTGCCGCCGCCGGCGGTTCGGGTTCGGGTCGCGGTCGAGCCATCGGACACCCCCTCTCAGGTTGCCGGACATGCGATGTTGACCACGCAGAAACTCGACCCGACGTAGGCAAATAAGACTCCCGCATTCTGGAACGCCGTCAGCCGGACCGTCCCCGATCCCGCCTGGGTGTAGTCATCGCGGATGACACTCAACGACGAGAATAAATTGATGTAGACGTGACTAAAATTGCCGTGAATCAGTGGGGTCGCCGTGGTCACGCTTCCATCCGTCATGTTCGACGGGACCGCGCCGGTGGCGACGGCCGTATAGCCCATCACGGTATCTCCCGCCTCCGGGTCGCGCATCCATGCAAATCTGCCCGACCCACTCCCGACATCAAGACCCCTCAGGCACTGGCGCCCCGCCGGCGACGTGAGCCAACCCATCTTCGCATCATCATTGGCTTCGGCGTTAGCATCGCCGATCTTGCGCTCGATGTCGCACAGCGCCGCCAGCGTGATGGCGTCCGCCGTCAGCGGCACGGAAAGCCATCCCTTCGACAGCAGCCCCGGGGGCGCCGGCGCGGCGAGGTTGCCGATGGCCGCGGCGTCGATGGCGTGCGCGATGCCGGAACTCATGTGGTCCACCACGAACTGCGCGAAGGCCGGAGAACCCTCCTCCCCGGCCATCCTGGTAACGTCTACCTGCGTCGCGACGAATGCCGGCGCCGCGGTGATCTGGCCGATCGTCGGAGACCCCGAGCCGACGCTACCCCCCTCCGGCAACCACGTCGTCGTGCTCGCGGCGGATGCGCGAGGGATTTGCACAGACCCCGAGCGGTCGGATCGGAAATCTCCGATCTGACAACCCATACGCTGCATAACAAGTTTTGACCTCAATACATCAAGAATCGTCGGTGCCAGGCTCGTGCGGATCGAGCCGGCGCCGGCGCCCGTGTCCAGCGCGTAGGACTCGATCACCGCATCGTGCGGGATGTGAAAACCCGTGGCCCGCCCCATGTTCCGCAGCCGGATTTCTTGGTGCACTTCCGCCTCCAGCCCGTCCCCCCACCCCCTGTAGGCGAACTTGATGGCGCGCCGAAGGGAATAGCGATTGCGGCCCCCATGGGCCAGCGCGTCGGCCTGATGCGGCAAGAGCTCCCACGGATCGTCCGGATCGGCCGGAGAGAGGCCCTTCAGGGAAAGCATTCGACTCCGATTCAGCGCGATTGCGGTGCTCATGATGGCCTCCGAATGATGAATGCGGCTCCTACTGTTTATGACCCGAAATTCGACGATTTTCCTGGTTTTTTCGGCCACTCAGGATTTCCCGCTCGTCGTCGGTCAGTTCACCCAGTTCGGCGAGGTGTGCAGCCGAGTCCATGAGCCACCAACCCCCGGCATGCCGGACATTCATGGGGTGTGCCAGGATGCCGCCGCCGAATGAGTTCTCCTCGACCAACCTCGCTCCTGTGTCAGGGTCAGGAAATGGACAGATGATCCGCCGCGGTTCCCGGGCCGTGAATGCCCACCAGAGCGACGGCCGACCGCCAGGATATTTCTTCAGCCACCGGTCCGTCAGACGCTCGCCGTGGATCTCCCATAGCTCCTCGATGAGATATTCCCAGCTCTCACCAAACGCGCCCCGCAGCGAAGTCGCACCGGTGCCCCTCGTCGCCTCCAAGAGCGCGAACTCCTGCCACTCATCGATCTCGGGACCGAAGGGACCTCCCTTCGCGTGGCGTACGGGCCGGACCATCTCATCGTCTCCTCGTGTTGGCCGCGGGCTCCGGCTGACAATTCAAAAGCTTCAGGGCCTGCAACCAGGCCGCACGGCTATCCCGTTCGACCGGCACCGCCGGATGGGCCTTGATCGCCCCGTTAGGACCGACCACCGTCAGGCCCTCATCGTCCAGGACTTGCTTCGCCTGGTCGGCCCGGTCCCTCGATTCGAGCCCACTTTGCAGGATGGCCAGCCCGGGGGCGTCGCGGATCTCAAACTCACTCACAATCTCATCCCAAAGTCGCCGACTTTCTTCGCTCAAATGGGTCGGAGCCGGCGGATTTTCTGACGTCAGTCTCAATTTCTTAGGATTCATCGAAAATTACCCCCTCGACGCAAGCAAAAACGACCGCCACATGCGCGCGACCTGCGTCGATCGGTCGTGCATGCTATCACGTACGAATTTTGCATGACCCCCCCCATGCATGCGAAAAGGGATCTCCGTTTTACCCCCGACGGATGGTCGAGCAAGGCATTCCACTCGAGCGGGCATTCCCACTGGCCGGCCGGCGCCGGCCGGCGCGTCTGTAGAACGCGGCTACGGCTCGCCAGAGCGATCGGCGCGGTCGGGCTGGACGTCCACAGCCTTCCGACCGTCGGCAGCGTCCTGGCGAGTCCTGGCGTACGGTTCAGGCGGCAGTTCGTAGTGGTAATCCAATTGCATGGATGAATAGCCGACACGACAGATTGCACGCAATTCAAATCCCTGCGCCTCCAGCGCTCGCACTTCCTCGGCGCTGGGCTGTTCGTCGGCACGGCAGCGGATCACGCGCCGATCGGGATGAGGCTCGACCGCCGGCGCGTCGAGCAACTGGGGAAATCGAACCCTGCGACGTCCGTGAATACCCACTGGTTCACTCCTCACGATGCGGTCGGTTCCTCTTTCTCGATGCCAAGGTTTAGCCCCGGAAAGGTCTTGCCTGTGAAGAGATAGCCGATGCACGCATGGGTAACACCCAATTGCTTAGCGATCTCGCGATAGGAGAAACCCGCTGCGCGGAGGGCCTTTGCCCGCTCGATCTTCCTTGGCGTCATCTTCGCGCCCGGCCAGTACCCTGGTGGGTATTTTCGCCCGCATTCGGAGTCGGTGCCCATGCTCGGTGTCCTCCTGTTCACGTCGTCGTTTGCCTCGCGTGCGCGTGCGACAAACGTGCTGATTAATTCCGCATTTCCGCACATTGAACTGTAGTAAGGACTTAGATTCCGCATATTGGGATTCCGCATTTCCGCACAAGGGGGGGAATTCCGCATTTCCACGCATTCATACATTGGCGTTGTGCGGAATTCCATAGGCGTTGTGCGGAGTAGCCGCATTTGCGTAAGTCCTTGCTACAGTTGAATGTGCGGAAATGCGGAAATGCGGAATTATTGTGTCTCGCGTGCGCGTGCGATCGCGCGTCGCGCGCGCGGCGGTCAAGATGGGGGGTTTGCCCTGATCATGATCCAGCGCGTGCGGCCATCGACAGAACGGAGCGAGGGATCATCGGCCGACGTGACGACGATCCAGCCATCATCCGGCGCCGACGACTTGGAGATGCGGTCGGCAGCCTCATACAGTCGTCGAACGCCCTTCCATCGGAATCGTCCTGTCTTCTCGTCTTCGACCCGTTCGCCGATGTGTCCGGCGTCACCGGCCGCTCCGATGATATCTCGCAAGAAAATCGGTCCCTTGTCCTTCATGAAGTCGAACAAGAACCACACGAGGTCATCCAGTTTGGCGGTTTGCGGACCGGGCCGGTTTTCCCTGCGCGCCGGCTGGCGGTTGACGATCTCGTCGGGATCAACCTGGATCGTCTCGGTGCTGATCTCCGGCACGCCGATGGTGATGGCCTCACCGGTCGAGCCCCGAATCTCACGTTCGACGATGGTGAACGTGAGAGCCTTCTGACCGGCCTTGCCGTAGTTGCCCGGTCCGGGCATCACCAGCACGCGACCCGGGGTGTCCGGATCTTCCAGGACGTAGAAGATTGCCCGTGCCAGATTGACATAGGCAATACTGTCTAAAACCTTGTTGACGGCCAACCGTCCATCAGACGCCTTGCCGAAATGCGTGATACCAATCAGGGTAATCCCGAATTCCTTGCACAGATCGATAAACGGGTCAAGGATTGATCGTACATCACTATTCTTACGATCGTTAATCCCACGACCCATGTAACTCGGTAACGGGTCAATAATCATCAGCACGGGCCCTTCGACCCGGCTGAAGATCTCACGCCAGTAGGCCAGTTCGGTCAGATCGGCGAACGAGACAGCATGCCCCCCCCCGGGCAGCTTGATTCGTTTCCTGGCCCTACAGATCGCGACCCGATCGAGGTTGGCACCGAGCGCCTTGAGGCGAGGGACGATGACGCGCTCGGGGTCGTCTTCCGCCGACAGGATCAAAACATGTCCGAGTGGTGCGAAGTCCGGGGTATCCGGTTTGCTATCCCACCACGCTTCCCCGGTCGAAACCTTGGCGGCAACGGCCATCGCGAATTGCGATTTCCCCTGCTTGCCCGGTCCGGCGACGAGCGTGTAATCGTAGCGCGGGATGCGACCGGGCATCAGCCATTCGACGGGCTTGATTTCGACCGTCGAAGCGGGTTGTATCCCCATCTCCTCGTCGGAGTAGGCGCGGCCGAAAGTCTCGATGCCCCTCAGCGCGCGGCCGGCGCGGTCCACCAGCTCGGGCGCCGTGAACTGATTCGAGTAGCCATCCCGGATGATTTCGGTGGCGACGTCGATAACCTGGCGACTGATCGATCGCTCCCGAACGATCCCGGCGTGATAGGTCGCATACTCCGCGTGCGGGACGCTCTGGACAATCTCGGTGATCGTGTCATCGCCACCGAGATCCTCGAACTGATCTCGCCGTGTCAGCTCATCACAGAGCGAGATGGCTTCGGGCGGGATGCCGCGCGCGTAGAGGTCGAGCATCGCGCCGTAGATTTGTTGGTGGGGGGCGCGATAGAAATCGGCGACGGCGAGGATCGGCATGATCTCGGCGATCCGGTCCGGCGCCAGCAGGATCGCGCCCAAGACGCCCCGCTCGGCTTCGAGATTCTGAGGCGGCAGTCGGTCCGCCTGGATGGGGATGAGTTTCGGCCCCAAGTCGCCAGCGTGGCCGTTGCCGCGGGATGGATGATTCATCGGACCACCCCCCCCCGGTTGAAGCCGATGAGGGTCGCGGCGATCAGCAGCGCGCGGCGATCCGCCCGCCAGTGGGGCGAGCGCTGGTCGAGTTTCTTGCGGATGTTGAATCCGCATCGACGCCAGCCCAGGCCTTGGGCGTGGGCGATCCGGATCAAGCCGTCAAGGTGGCGGGATGGATCTGGACGTTCACCGTCCGACCCCTTAGGATCTGGGTGAGAAAACATGGTGCTCTTCCGAGGAAAGGGCGCTCATGCGGCCGGAAGTGGGAGCCACCCCACCCCGGCCGTTCTCTTGCGCGGGACCATCAGCTTGTAACACGGCGCGGCGGTGATGTTGAGTGCCTGGCACGGC